GTTGTTTGGTCAATTGCGCGACGGTCGCGCCGTCGCCCAACGTTTCGGCGCATACTTGCGCCAAATCCTCGTCGGTGTCAATTGCGGCCTTTTTTGCTTGGATTTTTATCATTTTGATTTGCGCCGGACTAGCGGGTGCGTCCGGGTTGGAAATGCGCCGTTTGTCGGCTTGCTCTTGAACCACGGATTGCGTGCGTTGAGCTTGGCGTGCGAATTCGCGGCGCGGGGACTCGTTGCGCGGTTCGTCTTGCGCCTTGCGGTGTTCCACCTCGTCGGCCGACGCAATGGCCTTGTCGATTCCGTACCCCATGTACCCCAATGCGCGGCCCAACGCGCTTGTGAACCCCACCATGCGTTCCGCGTTACGCGTGTACGGTGTCCGCCCCGGTACTTGTTCCGCGGCCGACGCAATCACCGGCACCGCGTCCCGTTCGTCACGCCACACGGTGACGATACAAATCAAAAACAATTGTTCGCCCACTTGCTCGAGCGTGCACCCCGTCTCCTGAATGCGTAATTGCGGCCAATCTTTTAACGCCATGCGTAGCCGGGTGGCCACGTCCACGTAACCGCTCAATTCAAACGCCATTTTGGCACCGTCGCTTTCTTTCGTTGTAGTAGTGACGCAACGTAGGCATGGGGTGTAGCGCGGTGGCCGGTGTGAAAAACGCGGGTGCGCGTATCGTCGCCCACCAATGGTCTTGGACGTTGCAATGCCGTAAATGCAACCAACCGCGCAACACCACCGACGCGGTGCCGTAATCCGCGACGGCTAGCACGTACGGCGCGGGTTTGTCGTATTCGTGCGTAATCAATCGTTTGTTGAAATCGGAAACGGTGCGTACTTGCACGCCGTCCACGTCCGTTTCGTCTCGTTCCGCGTTCAACAATTCCCATTCGTATGGTGCCCGCAAATAGGCCGCCGTGGCCGCCTCGCCCATAAATCCGCGTTGCACGCGTTCGGTGATTTTGTCCCACAATGCCGGGTCCGAATCGGACAATTGGCCGCGCCACACGTGCCGCTCGAGCTTGTCCGGGCGTGCACGCAAATGCGCCAACCATGTTTCGGTGTTTTTGTCAATCATTGCCATGCGTGCCTTGTCGAATTGCACGGACACGCCGCCGTCGCTATCAATAACCAACACGCGTGACGGCCTCCAATCGGGCGCATTCGGCCTTGAGTTCCTCAACGCGTTGCTCAAGTATGCGGATACGGACCATTGCCGCGAACGTCAAATGGGCCACGTGCAATTCGGTGGCCGACTCTTGCAACGTGCTTAAGAGCTCAAAAATCCGTTTGCCGTCGCCGTGAGCGTCGGCCATGAGCGTGCTCATTTGGCCGCTAGCCACAACATAACCCCCATGACGGTGAACAAAAACGCAACCACCACAATGTCGTACACGGTCATGGCGTGTAAGTGGTCCAATTCCACCAACCGCCGCTCGAGCCCTCGACACCGGCCCAAATGAGAAAACCCAACGCGAGGTTGGTGTCCGGATTGTGCAAATCGTCGCACGTCACGTTGAACCCGTGCGCCGCCGCCCAACCGGTCGGCCAATGCCGTGACGGTTCCACCCACGTAGGGCAATGCAATTGCAACAAACCACGGCTAGCCCCACGGTCCCCGATTGCGGCCGGTTGGCAACCGGACTCGCGGCCCATAATGACGGCGAGGGTTGCGAGCTCGGTTTGCGGCCAACCGTATTGGCGGCCGTATTCGGCCCATTCTGAGCACGTCCGTGGCGCGGGGGGTATCGTCGCGGGGGTCGGCGGTTTGCGTTCAACCACGGGCCTTGTAGGGGCCAATGGTGGCACGATACGCCACGTAGGGGAACCGTCCAACGTGTATTCGTGGACCGGTGGGGGTATGCGGCCCGGGTCTGGTAGGGGGGCTATCCATAGCGAACCGGCGCACGCCAACCCTATGGCGGCCATTTTTGCTAGGTAGGTAATCATGCGGCACCGCCTTGGGTTGGGGTGGTTGAAATGTGCTCGAGGCGCACCGGTACGCCCCACGTTTGCCATTTGTCCGAACGAAACGCCAATTGGGCCAATGACATGGTGCCGTCCGCCTTGCGGAAAATTTGCACCAATACTTGTTGCCCGGTGTCAAGCGTCCCGGTCAGTACCTCGTAAAAAATGAGGTTAGGGGTTTGGGTTTGGTCTGTCGGTTCCGGCACGTCGCTTGCCGCCTTTCTTGGTTGTAGGTTCCACCGTAGCGGGGGCCTGTTCGGCCGTGGTGGATTTCCCGAACACCCGATTGAACGCGTCTTTGACGGCCTCCGGGTTGCTTGCCATACCTAGGCGTAGCTCAATGTGGAACCAATCGCCGCCACCCGCGCCGTGCAACGTGGGCCGCACGTACCGTAGCCACGCCTCCGCCGCATGGTTTTTGGGTATCGAGGTGCCCACGCGGTCCACGCGCCACCCCCGGCCGTACTCGGGAAAATAATCAAGCACGCATTGCACGCCCAACACCTCCCAATTGTCCAAAACCGTGTTCAACCACGTAAGAGCTTTTATGCGGCCGTTGTTCACGCCCAACCGGCGCGGTTCAATACGCCGCCACGAAAGGTCCATTGCCACCCCTCGAGCATGGTTTGAAATAACGCCCCGCGTGCCGTTCTCGCCCGTGCCACGCACGTTGCGGTACACGTACGTGCCGTTATTCCACAATGCGCCGCCGCTCGTAATTGCGGCTTGCCGCGCCCATTCCTCGGTGCCGCCCAACGGGCCGGTAACTACCGCGTAACCGGGCACCTTGTATTCGGGCACTACTTGTTTTCGTCCTTAGGTACGAACAAACACGCCGTTTTGCGGTTGCCTACCAACGTGGACACCCACGCCAACACGCCAGATAACACCGGAATGCACAATGCCACCAATTGCATGTCCCACCCTTTTTTGTACGCCACGTAGGACACCAACGCGATAATTGCGCCTTTAAGGGTTTGGTCGGCGGTTTGTAGTTTCGCGTTTTGGTCCACGGTCACGCCCCGAGAAACGCCGCAATTTCCGCGTCGGTCAAACCGAGTGCCGCAAGCTTTACACGGGCGGAGGCTTTAGCGGCGGCGGCGGCCTCACGTGCCGCAACCTCTTGTTGTATGCGTTTGGCCTCTTGTGCCTCAAATGCCTCGTGGGCGGCTTGCTCTTGGGGTGTCATCGGCCTATCAATGCCGTTGTCGTTAATAATTTTCATGATTTTGCATACCCATAGACGGTGTAATAACCGGTTGTGTTTGAGGACGTTGTAAGCAATTCAAAACCGGTGTACGCGGTTGAATCGGAATGATTGCCGCTATTTTGTCCCGCTTGCGGGGTCGTGTAGGCACCTTGGTTTGGCGCGTTTTGAATAATAAAATTTGTCGGTTCGGCAACATTGGGGCTAAAAATGTACGCGTACGCGGCACTTTTGTAAACACCGTTTGTTTGGCCGCTTACAACCATTGACGTTTGCGACGAACCACGGCCCGAATAACTCGTAGTGTTGTCGAAAATAATTTGTTGAAAATTGTAATTTGTTGCCGCGCTCACGCCGCCGACGCGCAAACGCATACGCAATTCCACACCGCTACCGCCCGTTTCGTAACGAATCAAAACCAAATAATTGGTGTACGTGCTACTAAACACATTGTCCACTACCACGCTTGACGCGGCACTAAATGAGGTTTCGGCCTTAACCAATACCAACGCGCCGCTACTTGGTGCCGTTCCCCACGTCACCCACGCGGTGCCGTTGTACGTCTGAAACCCGGTGCCCTCGACGTAACACATTTGGCCCTCGGCCAACGTTTTTTCGCCCGTTCCGCCAAATGCCGCGTCACGCGTCCCGGTTGTCGCAAACACGGGTACGCCCGTGCGGGCGGATTGGTTCATTTGGTCCGCCGTCAATACTTGAGAGGCGGTGAACGTAGGGACGGTGGTTTGCGCGTTGGCACCCATGGCGGCAATCCTAACCCAACACGTTGGTGCTATCGAGCACGCCGTGCACCAAGTCATCAAGTATGAGCAAATACACCACCGTGGTGTCCGAGGTCCAATAAGTGATTGTGTGGCCGGTGTTGAGGTCTATTGCGCCGTCTATGCCCTCCACCGAGAGCTCGGACGTTATGGTGCCGTAGTTTTCCACGTTTACCGTTATTTCAATTGTGTCCCCAATGTCGATTGTGGCCACGGTGTCGCGTTGGGCCTCGGTAAGCATTGACAAATTGACGGTGAGCGCGGTCAATCGGGGCGAGGGTTGCGGGGCCAACAAGTAGGCGGCCGCCGCGTCAATTTCGGATTGCTCATGCAACAACGATTGGGACACGTCGCGGCTTTGCACAAAATAGGTTGCTTGGGAACCCGCGTCTTGCGCGGTTGCGGTGTCAGTGTCCAACGCGGTGACGGTGGCCCGGTTCACTACTTGGCGTGCGTCAAATTGGATACCTACGGACCGGTATTTGTAATCGGTGCCTTGGTCCGAGAACACGGCTACCGGCGAGCTCAACGTGTTGCCAACCCGGTTGGTGAACGTTAGGGTGCCGTTGGCGGCGATAAACAAACGGCCGAATTCGGCGGTGCCATTAATTTGTTGCAAATAGGCCAACACGTTGGTGCCGGCCGGTACGTCATAGGCGGCGGAATGCCCCAAATTGACGGTGCCGGTGGCAATTGACGTGGCACCGGTGTAGTTCACCTCGGGCAACGCCAACACGGTGGTGATACGCGCCCCGGACAATTGGGCGGACGGGTTGAACGCGTCCATAAACGTGTTTGCGAGCAACCAAAAATTGTCCACGCACCGGACCGAAACGAAATTTTGGCGGTCTAGGTTGTATTCATAATCGAATGATTCCACCACCCCGTCAAACAATTGGACGGCCTCACGGAACAATCGCACGCGCCGCATGGGGGCTAGTCCGGGTTGGTTGTTGGCCGGGTCGTAGTAGGGGCTTGATTCGTCGTAAGGGTTGAGGATTCCGCCCGCCAACGTGTCGTTGAGCACGAACGTGAGCGTGCCGGCACCGAATTGGTCAAACGGTTGTTTGCGGCCCCTTGAGTAGGACACGCCGGTGACGTAATCGGTTATGTCCGCGTATTCCGTGTTGGGTCCGAGCGTGTACGTGGTGTTGTTCAACACGCCTTTTTCCGCGTCGTTCAAACGGAAACTATTCGAGTCCCACCCGGTGTCCAATTCCACCGTGTAGTCACCGGCCGCGGCCACCACCCCGGGCATTAGGCCACCGCAATGTCAATTACGCCGCTACGACGGTTGTATTGCCGTAGTGCGTTCACAAGCTTGTCCGGCAATGTCGCGTCGGCAATCGTGGAATACACGTTTATGGTGACGTTGCCCATGCCGGTGGCACGATTCAACGGTATGACGGCCTCGGGGCCGCGTTCGCCAATCATTGCCAAGGTCGGACCGGTGACGATTCCGCCCTCCGCTAATTCCGGTATTTCTGGTATTCGATAAGAACGCCCGCCAAATTCCGGTATCCACGACGGCACGCTAAATCCAAATCCGCCAACGGTGCTATTCCAAGCACGTGCAATGCCGTTAAACACCGTTTTGTAAAACCCCAAAATTCCGTTCAAATAGCCCTTAATCAATTCCACCGAAAATTCAACACCCGTTTTGATTGCGTCAAATAGCTTGTTTACGAATTCGCGGAACGTCTCCGATTTGTTGTAGGCAACAACGAACGCGGCCGCCAACGCCGCCAACGCCACGATGACAATTCCAATCGGGTTTGCCGCCATAACGAAATTGAACGCCGCTTGCGCCGCCTTGACAATCACAAGGGTTGCTTGGTACACCTTCATTGCCGCGTTCACCGCAAGCACCGCACCGGCCAAACCGCCGATTACGCCCGCCAAAATGAGCACCACGTTGGTGTTTTCTTGCGCCCACGTGGCCAACGGTATGAGCTTTTCAATCAATGACGTGACTACCGGTAGCAATGCGGCACCTATCGATTCTTTAGCCTCGCCCATTTGAATGCTCAAATTGGCCATTTTGCCGGCCGTTGTATTGGCGGCCTCCGCCGCCGCACCTTGGTGAATCGTAAGAGCTTGCATGATTTCGTCGAATTCCGCGCCGCCTTGAATTAGCGGAATTAATGACGCGTCAATGCCTTTTAGGGCCTTGAAATTGCCTTGGGCCGCCTTACTCATGGCATCGGTCACGGTGGCAAGGTCCGTGTTCGTTGCTATGGCAATGTCTTGGGATTTAGTCAATAGCTCTTGGGCAAAACCAACGTCGCCGGTTGCAACAACCAATTGTTGCAACGCGGGGCGTAGCTCATCGTCGGCCGTTGCCGTTAAGCGTGATTGAGCGGAAATAAACGCCTCGGTAGCCGCTATGTCCTCGTCTGTGGCCATGGCGGACCGGCGCAAAACGCCCGCCAATTTGTCTTGCGCGTCCGCGTCCTCAATAGCGGCCTTGGTGGCGGAACCCAATCCGGCCGCCAACCCGGCTATTGCGGCCGTGGCGGGCACCACCGCTTTTTTCAACGCAAATTGGGCCTTGGCCCCGGCACCCTCCAATTGTTTGAATTCCGCAATTGCCTTGGAAATGCCTTTGCCGTCAAATTCGCTAACGATTGGTAGGGATACGGCCATGCGACAATCCTAAACGGTCACGCGGGCTTGTTGAGCTCGTTTTGCACCTCGCGCATGACTCGCTCAACCAATTTGGTCATTTCCACGTCAAGCTCGTTTTTATTCTTTTCGTAGGCGGGCCACACGGTACGGGAGGCCGAACCGTAGCGGCCGCGCAACACCGCAATGAGATTAGGGCCGCCCACGGTGCCTACGCGTCTGCCGTGCGAACCGACGCGGCTAAACACGTCCCGGTTGCCGGACGATTGGCGGCCCGCCATGTCAAACACCGTGTTTGCAAACCCGGTCCACACCATGCGAAACGTGCCCACGTTCTCGAGCGTGCCCCGAAATTCTTTTACGCGGCGCGTGCTTATTTTGGCCTTAAACGCTTTTTGGGCTTTGGTGCCGTTCCACCCTGAGGGAGGCAACACCTCCCACCCTGACGCGTAACGCCAACCGCTACGGTCCATACCGGACACCGGACCGATTGTCGGGGTTATTTGTTGCGCGGCCTTTATGAGAGGTTCAACGATTTGTTTGTAATCTTTCGTTATTTCGCGGCGCAAGGTGGGCGCGGTTTTGTTCAACGTTTTTAACGCGTCTTTTAGGCCCACCACGCCCACTTGCAAATCAACGGGCACGGTTCGCTCGTTCTATGGCGCGGTTTTGTTTGTCTATCACGTCCACCACCGTAGCCATGTCGTATTCGTCAAATTCGACGTTTGGCGGCCACCACCCGGTTGCTACGACGATTTCGGCTAGTCGGCGGCGGTAGCCGCCCCCGTAGGGTTTGTTGGCCCCGTTTCAACCGGTGTGGGTGCGCCCTCGAGCGCGTTCTCATAGTCGGTTAGCGACAAATTGGCCTTGGGGTGTTTCACGCGTTGCAACGCGTACCACGTCAAAATCACCATGTCTTGTCCTCGTAGGTCGCTCGCCAATTGGGACATTGAACGTTTGGTGTGCCGTTCCCAATTGAGCACGTCAATAAACCGTGTTTCAATTTCCACGGTTTCTCCCGCCAACGGGATTTGCCACCTGATTTGCACGTCGCTACCCAACCACCCGCGTGTTACGAGGTTGCGGCGGCATACGTGCCACCGGTGAACGTCAATTGAACCTCGCCCAATTCACCGAGGTTGGCGGCCAACACGTCCATTGCCTCCAAATAGGTGTTGGTAAGACTGAATTTGGGGTTGGTTCCGCTAACGCCCGTGCCGTCCACCGGGGTGC